GGCGGTAAGGAGACGTTCCTCGTCCCTGACGAGGTGCACCTGTACGTGCTGCCCGAGTTGCGCGGCATGTATGCGACTGCGATGCGCAACTTAGGCAAGCGCCGCGCCGCTGACCCGTGGGCGCTGTTGACGACGACCGGCTGCAGGCTCGGTGAGCAGTCTGTGTGGGAGGTCATCGAGAAGCAGTGGAAGCGCGGCGAGCTTGGCCCGGATTGGCTTGTGCATCACCGTGAGGCCAAGGGCCGCATTGACATCACCGACAAGCCGCGCACGATTCGGCAGTTGCTGGACGTGTACGGCCCGGCGATGGACCCGGAGACGGGTTGGATGGATGCCGAGCGCGTCTACCTGGACATGCTTGACCCGACGATCTGCCCCGACGAGCAGACCGCCGCCCGCTACTACCTGAACCGCTCGATGGCTGGTTCGGATGCGTGGATCGCCGCTGATGTGGTGACCAGGCAGACGCGGCCGCGCGAGGTTGACTTGCGGGAGCCGATAGCGGTCGGTTTCGACGGGTCGCTGAATGATGATTCGACCGTGATCCGCGGGTGTTGCATGTCCGACGGGTATCGGTTCACGCTGGGCTTGTGGGAGAGACCTCTTGGCGCTGCCGGCCATGGCTGGGAGGTGCCTCGTTCCGAGGTTATGGCCCGGCTGCGCGAGGTGTTGGGCACGCGCACCGTCTCGCGCGCCTACCTGGACCCGCACGAGTGGCGTTCAGACATTGACGCTTTGGCGGCTGAGTTCGGCGATGAGGTTGTGATCCCGTGGGCGACGTCCAGGGACACCCAGATGGGCTATGCGTTGGATCGCCTGTATGCCGACCTGGTGAATGGGCAGACGTTCCACGAGGCCGACAAGGCGATCGAGGCGCATTACGGCAATGCCTACGTGAAGTGGCGTGGGAAGCTTCGGCTGGTCCGCAAGGAGTATCCGAACAGTCCCCGGAAGATCGACGGGGTTGTGGCCGACGCGATCGCCTATGAGGCGCGCGCGGACGCTCTCGCCACCGGCTGGACCGCCATCGCTAAACCTACAATCTTCTTCCCCTGGAGGTGATGGTGTGACACTCAAACCCTCCGAGGTCGACCTGCTGTCGAAGCTGTACGCCAACTTATCGGCTACGGCTGCCGCCGACGAGCTGCACCTGCGCTACTACGAGGGCCGCCAGCGGTTCCAGCACATCGGGCTCGCGCTGCCCCCGTCGTACCGTCACAGTTACGACGTGGTGACTTCCGGGCCGGCCGTGGTGGTCGACTCGGTGGTGGACCGCCAGCAGGTACGGGCGTTCGTCCTGCCGGGTGAGGAGCAGGCCGATGACACGTTGCAGGCCATCGCGCGGGGCTCGAACCTGGACGCGCAATTGCAGATGTTCAACCGGGATCGGCGCGTCTATGGCCGCTCCTTCCTCTCGGTTGGCACCAATGAGCGCGACACGGAGCGCCCGCTCGTGCGGGTGGAGTCACCGCGGGAGGTGGTCGGCATGATCGACCAGCGCCACGAGGTCGCATTGTCGGCCGCCCGGTTCTACGGGGTCGATGCCGAGACCGGCCGCACGCCGACGTTGGCGACCCTGTACCTGCCCGACGAGACAGTGTGGGTGGGCTGGTCGTCCCAGACAGGTCGATGGCTCGAGGTCGACCGCGACCCGCACGGGCTGGGCGAGGTGCCGATCTTCATGCACCTGAACCGCCGCGCTGCGGGCTCATGGTATGGGCGCTCGGCACTCACTCCCAGCATCCTGTCCATCGTGGATGGCGCCTGCCGCAACCTGACGAACATGCAGTTCGCGGTCGAGTCGCACGGCATCCCGCGCGTGTTCATGACTGGGGTTGCGCGAGGCGACTTCGTGGACGCGGAAGGGAAGCCGATCCCGCAGTGGGAGGCGTACTTCAACGCGATCCACACGGTGACCAACCCGCAAGGCAAGATCGGGCAGCTCACGGCGTCTGACCTCAAAAACTTCGAGACGGCGCAGGCGATGTACGCCCGCGAGATGAGCCAGGCGACCGGGTTCCCGGCGGACTACTTCGGCATGACGAGCGTCAACCCGCCGGCCGAGGGCGCGATCCGTGGTGCCGAGGCGCGGCTGATCCGACGCACTGAGGCCGAGAACGTCGAAGTGGGCATGACGCTCGGGTGGGCGATGGCAACCGCCTACCAGTTCTCGACGGGCCGCAAGGTTGACGGGAACAGGGTCCGAGTGGACTGGCACGATCCAGCGACTCCGACGGTGGCGCAGCGGATGGACGCCGTGGTGAAGGCGAAGCAGTCCGGTATCCTCAGTCGCGAGGGCTCTTGGGATGAGTTGGGCTGGTCAGAGGCCCGCAAGGCTCGGGAGCGGGCCTACTTCGCGCAGGAGGCTTCCGACCCCGACTTGCAGGTCGCCCTGGGGCTCCTGAGTGGTAACGCCAACTGAGTTCCATGATGCCCAGGCGCGTACCGCCCAGGGCATCTTGCTGCTGACTCTCCGCCAGTGGGCCCGCATGGGCTCGCTGGATGACTGGCCAAAGATCGCCGCACAGGTCACCATGCTCACCGCCGCCGGCCAGTTAGCGACCGCCGGCAGGGGCGTCGAGTACGTACTGGATGTGCTGCCGGAGCCGGTGGCCACGGTGAACCCGAGGGCGTTCGCTGGAGTTGCGCCGGACGGCAGGGCGCTAGACACGCTGCTGTACTCGTCGGTAGTTCACGCCCGGGAAAAGTTCTCAAAGGTCGCCGACCAACTGGAGTCTGGCCGTAAGTGGTTGGGGATGCTCGTGCACACAGCGGTGGCTGATGCTGGCCGTAGCGCTGCTGGCGCGCAGATCGCGGCCACCCCGGACGCTGGCTGGATGCGCATGGTTTCACCGCCGTGCTGCCAGCGCTGCGCAGTCCTGGCCGGCAAGGAGTTCAAGTGGAATGCCGGCTTTGAGCGGCACCCGCGGTGCTTTCCGGCGGGTGTGCTCGTCTCGGGACCCTCAGTCGAGGCGGCCGCGAGGCGGTGGTACGAGGGGGAACTCGCCGTCCTCACGACCGCGAGCGGCCAAGAGTTGCCCATCACCGGAAATCACCCGGTACTGACACGTCGCGGGTGGCTGCCGGCGCATCTCATCCACGAAGGCGACGAGGTAGTCCGCAGCACCCGGCCCCAAGGCGCTGCACCCCTCGTGGTCCCAGACCATCACCAGGTGCCAGCCCTCATCGAGGATGTATGGGGTGCGCTCGGCGTGGGTGGCTTTGTCAGCATGCCAACCGCCCCCGAGGACTTCCACGGCGACGGGCAGGTAGGCGAGGTCGACATTGTACGGGCCTACGGCGCGGTGGAGCGCGCCGGGCTGGCCGCGCTCGGCCATGAGGTCCCGCAGCAGGGATTCGCCCGCACTGCCGGACTTCCCCTCGGCTTCGATCTGGAGCGCTCGTCGGAACTTGTCGAGCTGTGGGACGGTCCGCATCCGGGCTGCTCGGTTTGCGGCGGCCACTTGGAGCCTCCGCTCATCCAAGGTCATCTGCGAGACGCGCACCTTACCGGCGTCGCTCGGCCCGCGCCGCTGCACCCCGGATTGTTCCAGTCGGCGAGCAATGACGTTGCGAGAGACGCCGTATTGGCGGGCCAGGGCGTACTCGCTGGCGCCGGCGTTATAGGCGGCAGCGATCTGCTCGTCGGGCAGCGTGAACTCCTTGCGCGATGGGACGCCCCGGGCGCGCAGTTCTCGGTAGAGACGCGTGGGGGATACTCCAGACGTGGGCTTGATCTTCTCGATCGGCTCGCCGGACAGGTAGAGCTGGACCGCGTGGTCGAGTTGCGCCGGCGCGAGTGGTCTGGGCATGTGTATAGCCTCACTTCCTCTGAGGGCTGGCATTCTGCAAACAGTCTCATTGTATCAAACTGCGACTGCACCCACGTCCCCACCATCGAAGGCAAGGCCGCTGATGGCTATGAGTGGTTCATCGGCCCGGAAGATGTGAAGGACTTGACTGTCGCGCAGCGGAAGGCGATTGCTGATGGCGGCGACTTCAGCCAGGTCATCAACGCTCACCGCGCCGAGTCTCGGTCGGCGAACCTGATGACCACCAGCGAGGGCACCACCCGCCAGGGTTGGGCGTCCTACATGAAACGCGAGATTGCGAAGCAGCGCGGCGAGATTGCCAAGGAGACGGTCACAAGCGTCGGCCCGCGCGGTTTCATCGACAACTATGTGGTACGGCGCACGGCCCCCAGGTTGACACCTGAGGCGATCTACCGGGTGTCAGCGACACGCGAGGAAGCTGTCAGGCTCCTGGCGAAGAACGGCTACATCGTCGGTCCGATCAAAGACGTGGCACGGCTGGCCGGATAAGGCCGCGGCGCTTACGTCAGCACGGCTACGTCGGGTAGCCCCACAGTTCAACCCGGGTGGAGTCCCGGGAATCTCCGAGAGGGAGGAAAGCATTATGCCCGAAACCACCACGCCGGCCGAGGTGCAGCCCACACAGACCGCGGAGGCGGCACGCGCAGGCGAGACCCCGGACCAGACCATCGCAGCCCTCCGGGAAGCGCTGGCCAAGGCCAATAGCGAGGCCAAAGAGAACCGCCTCAAGGCGTCCGAGCTGGACAAGCTCAAGGTGGCGCAGATGAGCGACCTTGAGCGGCTCACCGCCGAGCGTGACCAGGCCCGCCAGGAGGCGCAGTCCTTGCAGGCGTCGGCGCTCCGGTGGCGGATCGCTGCCTCGCATGGCATCAACGACGCCGACGCCGAAATCTTCCTGACGGGCGCCACCGAGGAAGCGCTCGCTAAGCAGGCGGCCCGGCTTGTGGAACTTCGGACAGCAGCACCCGCCGCGCCCGTGGCACCCCGCCCTGACCTGACCCAGGGAGGCGGGGACAGTGGAACCGACCTGCCCCTGAACGGGGACGGGTTGGAGGCCGCGCTTCGCGCCAAGCTCGGCATCAACTGAGCCCGGCAACCCACCAACCAACCACCTCTGAAGGAGGCCCCATCGTGGCCCAGGCCAATTCGACCGTCCTCGCGGACTTCTCTGGGTTCATCGACCCGGCACGCGCCCAGGCGTACTTCGACGAGACGCGCAAGCGCTCCATCGTGCAGCAGCTCGTCCGCCAGATCCCCCTCGGTGCCGCGGGCGCCGAGATCCCCTACTCGACCTCGAAGGCGACCGCCTCCTGGGTGTCCGAGGCCGGGCAGAAGCCCACCACCGAGTCCGGGATCGCGCTGGCGACGATCACCCCGAAGAAGATCGCCGCGATCTCGGTCGTGTCGGCCGAGGTGGTCCGCGCCAACCCGGGCAACTACATGGACATCCTCCGGGCGGACATCGCCGAGGCGTTCGCGCTTGCGTTCGACGCGGCCACGCTCCACGGCACATCGACCCCGTTCGGCTCCAACTCGTACCTCGACGCGACCTCGCGCACCCCGGTGGAGATCGGCACCACGGCGGCCGCGTCCGGTGGCGTCTACGGCGACCTCGTGGCCGGCCTGAAGAACCTTGTCGACAACGGCAAGAAGCTCACCGGGTTCGCGTTCGACACCAAGGCCGAGCCGATCTTCGCCGGCGCCACCGACACGAGCGGACGGCCCCTGTTCACCGAAATGTCCAACCCGACGCTCGACGCGCCCGGCCCCGTCATCCCCGGCCGCACCCTGGGCCGCCCCGCGTTCATGGGCGACGGCATCTCGACTGCCATCGTGGCCGGCACCCCCAAGACCGGCGGCGTCATCGGCTACGCCGGCGACTGGTCGAAGGCCGTCTGGGGCGTCGTCGGCGGCATCACCTACGACGTGTCCACCGAGGCGACCGTCACCCTGGGCACCGAGCTCGTGTCCCTGTGGGAGCACAACCTCGTCGCCATCCGCGCCGAGGCCGAGTACGGCTGGCTCCTGCAGGACAAGGATGCCTTCGTCCAGTACACCAACCACGACTGAGGCTGACCGGTGCGGCTGGCAGTGATCCTGCCTTCTCGGGGGTTGGTGTTTAGTCGCACCATCGCTGAACTGCTGCGCGAGGCCCGCGGGGTGGGCTGCGAGTGGGAGCTGTTCATGGCCCACTCGCGCCCGATTCCCGAGTGCTTCAACGAGCCGATCGCCGAGGGCATGGCTTGGGGCGCGTCGCACTTCTGGCTGGTCGAGGAGGACATGGCCCTGCCTCCAGGCATCCTCGCTGAGCTCGTGGCGTCTGGAGCACCCATCGCAGCCGCCGACTACCCGGTGAAGCCGGGCATCATGTGCGTGAACCGGGATGCGTCTGGCCTGGTCCGGCACACAGGCACCGGTTGCCTGTTCGCAGAACGGGCCGCGCTAGAAGCAGCGCTGCCGTTCAGCACGGACTGGTGGTTCATCATCACCGATGGCGGGATGACCTGGACGAGACGCCGCGTCTCGGAATCAGCCCGCGACCTCATCTACGGAATGCACGACGTCGACTTCGGCATGCGCCTATACGAACTGGGGCGCCCCATCCACGTCATCGACACGCTCGCCGGACAGCGCCGCGTGGTTCGTCCAGCTATCGAGCGCCGCAACACCGAAGGGTGGCACGACATTGAGGAGATGTGGTCCTGATGTACGCGACTACTGCCGAGGTGGAGACCAACATTGGCCGCCCTCTCTCCGCCACCGAAGCCGACCAGGCGACTCTGTGGATCGGCTGGGCTGAGCGGACCATTGCGGCCCGCATGGGCGACCTGACGTTGCTTGACTTCGACGTGCTCAACATGGTGATCGTGGAGGCCGTCACGGCCCGCCTACGCTCACCGGAGCCGTTGACCCAGGTTGACATTCAGGTCGATGATGCGAGCGTCTCCAAGCGCTACCAGAGGTCATCTGGGCTGATTGAAATCCTGCCTGAGTGGTGGGTTGCGCTCGGCTGGCCCGGATCGTCTGGCGCGTTCACCGTGTCGCCTTACGGCGCGGCAGACACGACGGCCGTCGATGCTTGGGTATGACGTCGGGCACGCGCTGCCCGAACTGAGACGGCAGGCAGAATCGCTGATGGTCGACGTCGGCACCGTCAACATCGTGACCAGCGTTTTCGATCCGACCATGAACGCGAACGTCGAAACCCTCACCCCGGTCTACTCCGGCCGGATGCGGGTGTGGCGTGCCACGTCGTCCGCGACGGCGGAGGCTGCCGGGCAGCAGGTGACGGCACTGCCGCTGCGATGCGCGCTGCCGTGGGCGACCTCCGGCATCGAGCCGGGGCAAATAGTGGTCCCGTCCGCGGCCGCCGATCCGCGGCTGGTGGGGAAGCGGCTGATCGTCCGCGACGTGTCATCGGCTACCCAGCCGGTGCGCCGCGTGCTTACTCTCGTGGACCATCAGGACTGACGATGGCCAGCGTTGTCGACGTGTCGCAGGTAGAGGCTTTGGCTCAGGATTACATGACCGCTTCGGGACGCGTTGGTCGCGCGGGTCGCGAGGCACTGGCCGAGCAAGCCGGAGAGGTGCACGACATCCAGGTGGCGCACGTCCGCGCGACCGCCAACCCGACCGGCGACCTCGAGTCGCACCTGATCATCAATGCGCGGGGTGACGGACGCGCCTCATCCATGTCCGTGTGGGTCGGCAGCGACGGCGGCGAGCAGAACGGGCACGGCGCCTTCTTGGAGGAGGGAACTAGCCGAATGCCCGCCCAGCCCTGGAACGAGCCCGCGGCCGCGGCGGCCGAGAAGTCGTGGCCGGACCGCACCGAGGCGCTGATGACGGAGATAACCGATGGCCTATGACCCGCCGAGGGCGTACACCCTCGCAGAAGCGCTGCAGGCCACGCTGGACGCCATCGTCGGCGTGCAGGCCTACATACTCGCACCGTTGGACGACCGCCCGGCAGGTGGCTATGTGTGGGCCCAGGTGGGCGGTGTGCAGTCGTGGGCCGACCGGATGGATGGACTCGCGTCGGATGCGTCCGGCTCGATCATCCTGCATTGCTGCGGCTACTCGGCGGCTCAGGCAATCAACACCGATGATCGGGTGGCCGCCGCGCTGCTGGATTGGCGCTGGTCTACTGATACGCACGTGTCGCCGCTGCGGTGCGTGTCGACGTCGCCGGTGTCCGCTGACCGGTCTGTGCCGTCCGATGTCCGCTGGGGCACGACCCGCACGTACCGCTGGGACGCCTGACCCTCTCCATGATCACAGCCCGGATCGGCCGGGCTGTCTGTGATGCCCAGAAGGAGCACCCATGCCAGAACCCGACGCCTTCGGGCGTTACCGGGTCCGGGACAACGACACCCACGTCGAGCATTCGGTGCGGTTCGTCTATCCCGACCTGCAAACCATCCTCGACAAGCCGGCCAGTTCGCATGACGGGTCGGCGCTGCCGCAAAAGAACCCATTCCCCATCCCGGCCGCACTGGCCTTGAGGGCCGAGGAGGCCAACGAATCATGATGACCGACATCTTCCCCGCCGGCGTGCAGGCGGCGGGCAACAACACTTTCGTGTGGTCGAAGGTCGCGCCCGCGATTGCCGGGTCGCCGACCGTGGCGGAGATCAACGCCGCCACGGCGCTGGACATCACCTGCTACGTGAAAACCGACGCGTTCCAGGTCGGCTTCGACCAGCCGCGCGAGGACGACACCCGCTGGTGTGACGCCAGCACCCGCGAAACCTTCGGCATCCCCAACTTCACGCTGGAGCAGATTCAGCATGTCGTCAACCCGCAGGGCACCGGTGCGGAGACCGGCAACCTGGCCGCTGGGCAGATCGAAGAGAACGCGACCGCGACCCTGTATGTCCGGCTGGGCGTCACGGCGGGCACCGCCCCGGCGATCGGGCAGGTGTGGGACATCTACAGCGTGACCACCGGCAAGGCAGCGATCCTGCCGCTCGCATCCGGCAAGTACGTGCGCACCGTGCAGACCAAGCTGACCCTCGTCAAGGCCGGATTCAAACTGGTCGCCTGATCTCAGACCGGCTGGCGGCGGTCTTTCGCTCGGGCCGCCGCCAGCCTCCCACCCATGAGCGAACCATGAGCGAAACGGAGCACCACCATGGCATCACTGCGGTCCAAGCTCGACGTCTACCGCCGCCAGCAGCACACGAGCAGCACTCGCGAGGTCCGGGAGCCGTGGCTTATCGACGGCGATCTGGGCGACGAACTGGCCGCGCTGCACAAGGCGCGTACGGCGATGACCGAGCGGCACGCACGGCAGCGCGCCAGACTCATCCCCGGCGAGGACGATGAGCGCATGGCCGGCCCGGACACGTCCATACTGGACGCCGAGCAGGCCGCCGAGTTGGCGCAGCTGGATGAGCAGATCGCCGCCGCCGAGACCGCCGCCCAGGATCAGACCGTCTTCCTCGTGTTCCGCGCAGTGTCGTCGCCGCGCTATGACGAGATCTTCCACGCCGCGACCGTCGCGGCGGCCACCGCCGGCGCAGCGAAGGCCGTCGAGGCCGAGTTGGCGTCCCGGCTGGCGTCCGCATGCTGGGCCGGCGCCGAGACTGACGGCGTGCTGGACCGCACCCAATCATGGGACGAACTCAAAGCCATGACGGACTCCGAGGATGACTTCGGCTCGCCGCTGATGACGCCTGGATTCGTGGATCACGTCGAGATGCTGGTGCTCGCCATGAATCGGCGGGTGCCGACCGTCCCTTTCTCGTTGCGTCCCTCCGGGACGACCGCGACGCACTGATCGAGGCGGAGACCGCGCACTCGCTGGGCGTGTCACTCCGCCGCTTCCAGGGCTGGGAGCCCGCGAGGATGAGCCGCGTCACCGAGTGGGACGAGGCGGGCAGACCCACCGCGTGGGTGACCACCGGCGAACCCGAGTGGGATGACGACGAGCGCGACATCATGATCGCCCTGCACGTCCTCCGGCAGGATCAGTGCCCGCATGGGCACCCGCTCGAGTACATGACGGACCAGTCGCCTGCCGATGAGATCGACGGCGGCGGCCCCGGTTACGGCATGCGGGTCACCGACGTCTGGTGCCGTGCTTGCCGTGCGCTGGACGCGCAAACCGAGGCGCACCGCAAACACGACGAAGCGCTGTCGGGGACCCCGCTGGACGAGGCGCCTGGCCGCTACATGATCGTGCAGAAAATCCCGATCCCCACCTAGGAGGTGCGCATGGCTCGTCGCGTCGCCACGATCCTGGCACTAGATGGGGTCCAGAAGGTCGTCGCTGGCTTCAAGCAGGCCAGCGGCGCCGCGCGTGGCTTCGCGTCCGATGTCTCCGGCAATGTCGGCAAGGCGCTCGATGGCGTGTCGAAGCACAGCGCGACCATCTCCATGCTCGGCCGCGGCTTCACGATCGCCGGCGGCCTGGCGGCTGCCGGTCTGGGCGCGGTCACCAAGGCCGCGATGGACTGGGAGTCGGCATGGGCCGGCGTCCAGAAGACCGTCGATGGTACTGCCGCCGAGATGGACGTGCTTGAGGGTTCGCTGCGGTCGCTCGCCACATCGATGCCCGCCACACACCAGGAGATCGCGGCGGTAGCGGAGGCGGCCGGTCAGCTCGGCATCGCCCGCGAGGATGTGACCAGTTTTACCAAGACCATGGTGCAGCTTGGCGAGACAACCAACCTATCCGCCGATGTGGCAGCCACATCGCTCGCCCAATTCATGAACATCATGGGCACCTCCGCAGCCTCGGTCGGCCGGCTTGGTGCCACCCTTGTGGCGCTCGGCAATGATGGCGCTTCGACCGAGGCCGACATCATGCAGTTGTCGGCGCGGCTCGCCGCGACCGGTGCGCAGATGCGCATGTCCGAGGCCGACGTGATGGGCTACGCGAACGCTATGGCGTCGGTCGGCATTGAGGCGGAGGCTGGCGGCACCGCCATGTCCATGGCGTGGAAGGACATTGACAAGGCTGTCCGTGAGGGCGGCAAGTCGCTGAGCGTCGTCGCGAAGGTGTCCGGTGTGACGGCCGCCGAGTTCCGGCAGGCGTGGGGCACCGACGCGGCTGGGGCGACTGCAACCTTCATCGACGGGCTGGGGCGCATGTCCGCGTCCGGCGAGGACGTCAATGCGGTGCTGTCCGAGCTGGGCATGACCGGCATTCGACAGACCGACACCCTGCTGCGGCTGGCGGGCGCCACGAAAGCCGCCGGCGCCGAAACCGACCTGCTGCGGGATTCGCTGAAGCTCGGCGCGAAAGCATACGCGGAGAACGCCGCGCTGGCCGAGGAGTACGCCAAGCGAGCCGACACGACCGCAGCGAAGGCCCAGGTCGCGTGGAACAACATCCGGGATGCGGCGATCAGCTCCGGGCAGCAGATGCTGCCGATCATCTCGCAACTCGCCGATGGCATCGCCGACATGGCGGCGCGGTTCGGTGCGCTGCCGGATGGTGCGCAGGCGACGGTGTTGGGCATCATGGGCGTGGTCGCGGCGGGCGGACTGGGTGTCGGTGCGCTGTCGAAGATGGTCACCGTCGTGGCCGACCTGCGGACCGGGTTGCTGGCGCTGGGGGTGTCCGCGAAGGTCGCCTCTGTGTCCATGGGTGCGATCGGTATCGCGCTGGCGGGTGCGTCGCTGCTGCTCGGCAACTGGATTCAGCGGCAGTCTGAGGCGAAGGCGATCTCGGACCAGTATGCGCAGGCGATGCGCGACCAAGGCGCGGTGCTTGGCGAGCTGTCGAGGGCGACAGCCGAGAAGAATCTGCTCGACTCGGGCATGATCAACAACGCGAAACTGCTCGGCCTGACAGTCAAAGACCTGACCGGCAGCATCGAGGGCAACGCCGCCGCTCAGCAGAAGGTTGCCGATGCCACCACCGCGACAATCGTCGCGTGGGAGAACGGCAAGGCCAGCAAGGAACAGCTCGACGCCGCCAAGCAGCTGAACAAGGAGCTGCCGAAGCAGGCTGAGGGGTTCGCCTCGGCAGCCGAGGCCGCCGCGAAGACCGAGGCCGCGCAGCGTGAGCTGTCCTCCGCGACCGACGACTCTGCCGAGGCGTCAAAGAACGACGCGCGGGCGAAGGCTTTGCAGAACGACTCGATCGAGACGCAGAAGCAGAAGCTGGACGCGGCAATCCAGTCGGCATCAGCCTACGCCGACATCATGCTGCAACTCTCAGGGTCCGCGATCGGGCTGGAGCAGGCGATCGACGACACGACCGAGGCGATCGCCCAGAACGGCGCGACGCTCGATCTGGACACGCAGGCGGGCCGCGACAATCAGCGTGCCCTGGATGATCTGACGCGGGCGGGCCGCGCACGCATCGATGTGCTGCTGGAGTCGCAGGCGCCCTATGCGGACGTGCTGGCGGCGCAGGAGCGTGCGACGGAAGCGTTCGTCGCGGGGTCGATAGCGGCCGGTATGGAAGAGGGGGCGGCGCGCGCCCTGGCTGCGGCGCTGTTCGAGATCCCGCCGGAAACCCAGGCCAAAGTGTCTGCGCCGGGCGTGGACGAGTCGAAGCGGTCCGTCGACAACCTGGACCGTGCGCTGCGGTCCCTGCCTCCCGACACTCAGACCGCGATCCGGTCGATCTGGGATTCGCAGGGCTACGACGCGGCGGTGTCGGCGCTGGCTGCGGAGAACGGCAGGGAGTACCGCAACTACCTATACACGGAATATCGCGCGGTCACAATCGGCTCGACCATGGGCGGCAATACGGTCGACGCAGACGGCTCGGTCAAGGAATATTATTCGCGCGGAGGTATTCGGTGGCCGCGCGAGCATCACGTGGCGCAGATCGTGCCGGCCGACACGATCCGCGTGTGGGCGGAGCCGGAGACTGGCGGCGAGGCGTATATCCCGCTGTCGCCTGCCAAGCGTGGCCGGTCGACGGCGATCCTCGACGAGGTTGCCAGCCGCTTCGGTTACCAACTGGTGCGCAGCTTTGCGGACGGCGGGATGCTTCGGCCCGCACCCGCTGCCCCGATGGTCATCGCCGCGCCGGCCACGGCTGCCGGTGTCGATGGTGCTGCGCTGGCGTCGTCGATTGCCCGGGCGCTCGGGTCGCGGCCGGTGCAGGTGCAGGTGCTCATGGATGGCAGAGAGATCAGCGCCGGGATTAGGGCGTTCAACAGGGGGTTGGTGTGAGTTGTGTGTGATTTGAAGATTGGGCGAGGGCAACTGGCGGACGTGACTGTCCGCAGCATGACTGCCCGCGCAGACCAGACGGATCTCAGCGGCAAACTCGCCGGCACCCCGGATGAAGTCGTGCATGCTCTGCAGCAGCTACGGGCGCTCGAGGATCCGGCCGGGGAGACTGTGGTGCCGGTGGTGGTGACCCCCTGTGCGCTGGCGCATCTCCCCATCGTGTCCGGGTTTTATCGGGTCACGCAGGTGGACTTGTCAATGGTCGCGCTCAAGTACGATCGCGCGGAGGTTGGGATATCGCTGAAGCGCATCCAGGGCTACACTGCCCCCCTGCTCGAGGCGGTCGTGATCGGCGGGCAGCGCGCCACGTCGCCGGCTGAGCAGGTGGTGGCCCGCGCATGGCATGCCGTGCCCGCCGCCGCCGCCGGATATGAGACGGGCACGCTAACCCCCACCACCTACGTGCTGCAGTCCGCGTCCGGCCCAATCTCCCTGTTCACCACACCCACCGGCACGCACTTCTTCGACTCCCGCCCGCAGTGGTTCTTGCCGCCGGACGCTTGGTATGCGGGCGCGGCCACGTTGCGGGTCGGCGGTCGCACGGTGGTAGGCCGGCAGGTGCGGAACCTTCCGGGCGACTGGCAGATCGATAACGGGCTGATCCGGGCGACCGGCGGGCCGGGTGCCGTCACCCTGCAGCGCTGGGATGGGGCGTCGTGGGTGGGGGCCGCGCAGTGGCATATCGCCCGCGGGCGAGGCGGCGGTGTGGACCCGCTCACCGCCCCGCACACCCTGACCGTCATCCGCAACGATCCGGCCTGCGTGACGATTCGCTGCGCCTACGATGCTGCCGCGATCATCCCCGGGTCCCGGTTTGCGGTGCACGTCGACTACAGTCTGCGCCGCGGCTCCACCGTGATGGACGTGCGGCTGGCGACCCGTGGCGCCTATCAGTGGGGTTTCCTTGCACCCGTCGCATCGGGCGCGGGCAGCACGCTCGCCTACGACTCCCGCATGGATGCCAGCCTGCAGACGATCGCGTGCGGGGTGTCCGCGTTGGCTCAGTTCGACCGGGTCGGCGGATCTTACTTCGCGTCGCTGGTCGGTGTGCAGGCTGCAGCGTTCGGTTGGGGGTTCGCGCACGCCCACGGGCAGCAGTTGACCGCAGAGTTTTACGCCGCGGACCAGGAGGAGCGCGTCTTGGTGGTGGCGCAATGAGCGTCACGGAGCGGGTGATGGTCGCCGGGGCGTGGGCGGTCGATCTGGCCCCGGAAACCCCGGGGCAGCTCATGGAGCAGATCGCGTTGAGTCGGGCCGGGTTCGCGCAGATCGAGATCTTGCCCGCCCATCTGGATCCCCGCGAGCACTCCGACGAAACTCTGCTCGGCCTGGCCTGTTACACCGGCCTGTACCGGTCGCAGGAGGGCACCTATCGGCTGTCGGGGCCGGGCCTGCCGGTGTTGCTCGGCGACGAGGAAGGCAAGGCCGACATCGCCGAGACAGCGATCTCCACACCCAACGGATGGCTGTCACAGTGGGTGCCGGCGCTGCGGCCCATCACTCTCAGGTCTGGCACGGTCACGTCCCCGGGCGGCGCCTACACCGGCACTTTCCGGTTGAAGAACCGCAAGGAAGCATTCGAGATCCTCAATGACGCGTTCGGTGTGGAGTGGCGGATCCGGCCCACGCTGCACCTTGATGTGGGGCCGCCGTCCGCCCTGTATGGGTCGGTCCCCCAGCTACTGATCCTGCGCAATGCGGGCAGCGGCGGCCGGGATCTGTCGCCCCTGCCGGCAGCGCCCACATCGGTGCAAACCCTCACCGGCGTGGTGGTCGAAGACGCCGACTGGGACGAAGATCTGGAGAATTACACGACGAAGACGATCTATGCGACGGGGGAGGAAGGCGCGGAGGTTCTTACGACCGCGACGACCCCGGACGCCAATATCCCCTACGGCCGCGGCATCGACTCGGGGCCCGTGATCTGGGACCGCCTGATCTCCGCGAGCACCGACAACGGGTCGACGCCGCAGCAGATGGCCGACGCCCAGTTGGCGCGGTACACCGGGATCCGCCGCGAGCTGCGGGTGTCCGGCGGGCAACTGGACGCCGCGCAGCTGCCGCAGGTCGGCGCACCCGTGTGGCTGTACGCGCCGCCGACAGTGATGGACACTGCCAGCCCAATCCAGTTCCGGGGGCGGACGGTCTGGCCGATCACGTCCCGCCTGCTCGGGATGACGTGGCCGATCACCCGAGGCTGCGGCGTCTACCTGCGGGTGTGGCGCTCTCCGCAGGTGCTGCCCGTCTGGCATGACCTGACCGACTACGTGCTGTGGGAGGACGGGCCGCTGCAACTGGAGGTGGGCGCGCTGCCGAGGGGGTCGGGGTCGTGAGCCGCCTACCTGTCCGCCGCACCCTGCGCATCCTGTGGGTGGCGTGGCTGCTGGTCGCCGTGGTGTGCCTGCTGGCGCTGATCGGCGCGATGCCCACGGATGCCGACCCGCTGGACGTCCGGCGCACCCCGCTGCCAGACCGGTGCTGCACAGAGAGGCCCGCCCCATGAACGATGATATTTTCCCTGGCGATGGCCCATTGACACGCGAGGAGATGGGCGCGATCGTGTTGTCGCTCGACGCCCGCTATCAGCGGTTAGTCGGCGCTGTGGAGCGGCATCATGGACGCTCCGATGAGGCGTCCGTTGCGCTGGTGACGGCGGTGCAGCGGTACCATGAGCAGATGCAGGCGGCGACGGCTGAGCTGGTGGCGACACTGGAAGCGAGTCTGTGATCGAGCACATCAACTGGGCCGCTCAACTGCTGATGACGCTGCTCGCGGCAGTCGGCGCCTTCGGTGCGACATTGGCTGCCACAACAAAGGCGCGCGCCGAAGCCAAGCAGATCGAGGTCGAGACCCGCAGGATGCTGCGGGGCATCCAAAATCAGGTCTCCAATGACCATCCCACCAATCTGCGGGACGACATCACCGCGATCCAGACGACGCTCAAACATCTCGCGGAGGCGCACGCGGACACCGCTGGCGAGGTCCGCGAGATCAAGGAGTCGATGCGCGAGGTCAAGCAGCAGCAGCAGGTGCTGTCGGCAGACATGCGCGAGGAGCGCCGCCGCGTGACCCGCACCATCGAGGGCGCCGAATCAACTCACGCCGATCTGCGGGAGACCCAGGCCGAGATGTCCGGGCGGCTGCGTGCCGTCGAGGCGTGGTGGCACCAGTTCGGGCGGCGCAAGCAACCATGACCAGATTTCGTAGCGCGCATGCCCCTTGCTTCAGCTATGGGGTAAGCGCATCAAGTGACAGCGAAACCTGCTAGAGCGAGGAGGCATCCGTTGAAGAAGCAGGAATCCCCCGGCTTTAGCCGTGGGGAGCAAGTCAACCATGCCCACCATCCGTCGTCTACTGGACGCGCGATGAGCGGTCAGGGATTCATCGGCCGGTGCGTCGAACCTGCCCGCGAGACGCAACGCATGTACGGCGTCCCTGCGTCGGTGACGATCGCGCAGGCGATTCTCGAGTCTGGCTGGGGCGGCTCAGAGTTGGCGACGAGGGCGAACAACTACTTCGGGATCAAGTGCGCCGCCGTGGCCAGTCCGCACCAGATTGGCTGCATCGACAAGGCAACGTGGGAGCACCTCAACGGCAACGACGTGACTATGACTGCGAGTTTCAGGCGCTATGCGTCGATGCGGGACAGCTTCCTCGATCATGGTCTGTTTCTGACCAAA